ATGGCAAACAAACAAGATTTGATCGCTAAAGTAGCAGAAGCTACAGAATTGACTAAAAAAGATTCAGCAGCAGCAGTTGACGCTGTATTTAAAGCAGTAACTGAATTCCTTTCTGCTGGTGAAAAAGTTCAATTGATCGGTTTCGGTAACTTTGAAGTTCGTCACCGTGCAGCTCGTAAAGGTCGCAACCCACAAACTGGTAAAGCGATCAAGATCAAAGCTTCTAAAGTTCCAGCATTCAAAGCTGGTAAAGCTCTTAAAGAAGCAGTTAAATAATAACTTTACAAAAAGCCTGTTGTATCAAGTATTTAAGCTTGTGTGACAGGCTTTTTTTGTGTATAGGGGGCAAATAAGGGGCAAACTATAAAGAATCGAGCAAGTCTAGGATATTATCATCCATCTTTTTAGTGACGTGTGTATAAATTTTATTAGTCGTTCGAGAGTCGGAGTGACCAACTCTTGCCATGATTGCTTTTAGAGGTACATTGTTTTCTGCTAGTCTACTAACAAGAGTATGCCTGAAAATATGCGAGGTAAGATGTTTGTCGATTGGTTTTTTTAAACGTTTATTTGCTTTCTGGATTGCTAAGTTAAAAGAATTATTCTGAATTGGTATACCGTTTTTGGTAACACAGATAAATCCAAGATCATTGAATGTTTTTCGAGTGTTTTTAGAAAGTTCATTTATTGAGATAAACTCTTTTAAAATTTCAATTTCTCTTTTTGATAAAGAAACTGTTCTGAAGCTTGCAGCAGTTTTAGTAGTTGTTTTAAATCCTTTTGAATAACCTACTGTTTTATCTAGAGTTCCATGGATTTTTACCGTCTTATTATCAAAATCAATATTTTCTTGTTTAATAGCAATAGCTTCACCAATTCGACAACCATTGTATGACATGAATTCTGCAAGTAAACCTAGTCTATATGTATTATTTGTCCTGTATAATTCTTCTAATAATCTTTTTAGTTCATCTTCTTCCAAAAATTTCTTTTCTGTCTTTTCTAATTCTTCGATTGTTTTTATTTGTTTTGGAAGTTTTGCTCGTCTTGCAGGGTTGTCTTTGATATATTCAAGATTAACTGCATAATCAAACGATAGATTTAAAATCATTTTATAGCGTTCTAGTTTTGAACGAGAAATATCTAGATCATTTAAGAACCTCTGGATATATTTAGTGTCTATATTCTTAACTTTAATTTCTGTATCGAATGCTTCTTTAAAATCGTTCACGCTACTAGTCAGAGAGCTGATAGAACTACCTTTGATTTCTTTCTGGTAGAATGTCCACCATTCATCTAAAACGTGTTGGTAAATCATATCTGTTGATTGTAAATTCTGTAAAGTTTCTTCTATACGTTCATCCAGTAGTTTTTGAGCTTCCTTTTTCGCTCTGGCTGTTCCAGAACTAAGCGTTACAGATACCCTCTTCAATTTTTCAGTGTATGGGTCTTTGTATCGCTCAAAAAATTTATATTTTCCATTTGGAAGTTCTTCCATCCACATTGCGTTTACCTCACTTTTTTGATAAAATGGGTATAGTAAAAAGGGCTTTTTAATGCCTTTTTATATACTAGCTGTTCCTCACACTCAAAGATGGCCGTCGGAGAATGTGGGGGTTTATTGTTGCTTTTTATTACTGTTAATTGTAAAATATGATTAAAGACGTGAAAAGGAGGCCAAAGACATGCTATCATTTATCAAAACTACTAAAAAAGAAATTAAAGATTTCAAAGAAATCCAAAAGGGTCTTATAAAAAATTTTGAAGAATTGAAAATGTCGAACTCTTTAAAACGTGAAAATCATATTGCTTGCTCCTTAGAAAATAAAGAATGCTTAGAAGCTCAGAAGGAAAGAGTTAGAAGAAGAATATCGAATTTTTACTCGAAGTAAATCGCAATAGGCCTTACGAAACGGTCTCCTTCTTTTGTAATATCAAAAGAATTAGTAACCATATTAATAAACATGCTAGGACCATGTGATAAGATACGACTTGGACTTTCGTCAAAAGTTGAAAACTCCATATCAGTCTCAATTTCTGCAGCTGCTATACCTAGTATAGTAGCTTTTCTTTTTGAAGCATTTAGTAAAGCTAGTGAACTTTTTGGAAATCTTGTATTCTGTTGTTCACATATACATAATGATGAACCGATTTTCAAAATAGAACAATCGCTTAATAACGATTCTACATATTGAGACATTTTGTTGATTCTAATGACGTTAAATATAAAAGAATCTTCAAGAGTTTCTTTGATTTCTGCTATTCTAGAAGCATGTTTCTCTTTATTAACTTGAGTAATTTTATTTAGTTCTTTTTCAAGCTTCTTGTATGCTTCTACTTCATCTGGAACAAAGGTCTCTAAAGCACTGATATCCATTGTGTTTTTTAACATAGAAAAATCATAGATTGTTAAATCGTTGATTTCTTCAACAATCTCTCCTTCGGTAACATTCTCAATAGTTTTTATATCAGGTTTGATTTTATCAAGAAGGAGATCTAATGAAAAATCATCAATAGCAGTTTCGACTAACTCTCGGTTTCCTGAAGAATATACTAGTGCTGTTTTATCCGCTGTAATTTCTGTGTTCGATACATTCCCAGAAAGAAGAGGGGCTCCTAGTCTACCACCAGCTGAGTAAGATTCTTGATTTGATGTTTCTTCATGAGTTGCTTGAGAATTACTCTCTTCAGCAATTTGTTTTAAAATAAGACCTTGATCAATTTGCGCTAACAATGAATTGACTAGTTTTGTATCTAAATAAATAATTTCTTTCATAAATCTTTATCCTTCCTTAATTTACTAATGCTAAATACTCTTCTTTAACCATCGTCTCATCAGCGATGGTTTTTAATTTATACTTTTCCATAAAATGGACATAGTTAAATTCAGATACATCATCCATGGTTTTTAACTCTTCTTCCAGAAGATAATGGATCATATTTCTATCAGCCTGTAACTCACATAACTCTCTATTAAGCTCATATTGGTTTTGTGAATGCTCCCTGTGGCCTAGTTCGTGTAGGGCTACTTGTTTTTGGTCTTGCTCAGATAAATTGATATCAATAGCAAGAAGTTTCAATGTTGGATTGAAGAAACCTGGACTATGCCAGTCAGTCCCATCAAAGTAGCATAGGTTCACACCCTCCTGAGCGCAAAGCTCTCTTACAGTCATAAATGCACCTCTATTTATTTTTTAAGTGTGCCTCCAAGACCGCTGTAATAAAATCTATATCTTCTTCAGAAAGTGGCTTACCATCGAATAACATAGATTGCGCAGCAATGTCTCTGAGGTCTAATGGTGCAGAAGCATCACCATCTTTCGCAATGTTAGGATTTTCTGTGCGTCCCAATAGGTAGTCGGTGGATACGTTGAAGTAGTCGGCGATTTCTGAAATTCGTTCAGTGGACGGTTTGGAATTTTTTAGATTATAAATAGTATTTCTACTATAACCTAGTTTTTCTTCCAATAAATTTATTGAAAGTCCTTGCTTTTTGGCAAGTTCTTTAATTCTGTCAAATGTCTGAAACATTGATTTTTCAACCTTTCTGAGAACATGACAAAAAATATTTAATATTTCTCATTAAAACACTTGACAAAGTTAATGTGAAGTATTAAAATAGTTTTTGTAAGTTGATGAGTTAGTAAAAAACGAAGTTAAAACTTATCTAAAAAATAAATAGCTTTGGCGAGCGAGAAAATTGATAGATATATTGTTTTATCAAGGTTTTTAATTATGCTTTCATTTTAATACTATACATTAAAATTGTCAAGTATTTTATAAAATTTCTAACTCATCTTCTTACAAAACAAAAAAACGTACCTCAGCTGCTATCTGAAGTACGTTACGGAAATTGTTCTGCTCAAGCTAATAGCAGTAGCTAACAACACTTCGCTGGTATCGCCTCCAGCACTGCAGTTGAAATAGTTAGGGACTTTGGTCTACGAGAAGTTACGCTTTTTAACGTGGCTACCTCCCACGACTGAACTCGCACCTATTTTTACGACTCTTGTTTGTCGATGCTGGCAACCAGACCAGAGATAGAGTTTAACTACTGAGACACAGTACCTTTCAAAAATTCTGCCAATTTGCATCAGCTCCTTTCTGTTATAAAGGTAACATTATTATACTAAATGTAAGAAAGTTTGTAAAGGTTTTATTTGCTAAAAGCTAGGGCAGACAACAATTTTCGTTAATAATAATCTTTTTTTTAACTTACAAAGAAAAGGAGGAAGATATATGCCAAATATGGATGGTGGACGTCAAAAGGTAAGAGATTATCTAAAAGAACACAATCTGACGATGGCTACGCTAGCGGTGCAGTATAGCATGACTCGTCAGGATGTAACGAATATCCTGAACGGTAAATTAAAAAATCCACAAGCGAACCAGTTCATCGCTCGTGTGATTGAAGATTTTAAAATTCGGTAAAAAATGAATTGAATAGGAGGAAGGTATGAACGAACTAGAAAGAACAGCCCTCAATGAAATATTGAGGACCGTTAAACTTATAAATGAAAAAGTTGCTGAGGTTGTTGAACTTCAAAGTCAACAAGAGCTAGCTATTTCTTATCTTCGGGGAATAATGGATGGTTCTGGGCCTGATTGAGCCTCTCTTCAGCTTGTTGAATAATTGACTCATAGTCAATTTTTGATGATTTAAGATCAAAATCATGCGTGTTTACGAGAGAAGAATAAGACTGTTGGTTTTCTAACAGATTTAGTATCTTGTTTAGCTTTTTGGTCAAATTGTCATTGAGATCGTCAAGTGTAAGATTTCTTTCAGCACGATTCTCAGGCATTTCAAAGTTTTTAAAACTTTGTATTTTAGCTTTTAAATTCTCTTTAGATTCTTCGATTTTTGCTACATCCGTATCATAGAAAACGGTACGAGTCGTCATAACATCAAAAGGAAGATTTCCTCCTACTCTTATGATTGGGACTAGTGGAAGTTCAAGCGCCTGTCTGAAACCTAACTCGTAGAATGCATTTGGATTATGGTCTGTCATATCTGCTATAACCATAGGAGCAGTTTTAAGGTAATTGATAATTGTAGAGTTGATGTTATCTACCGCATTTACGTGGTCAACACGAACAGGTTTATAACCGAGTTCTTCACAAACTGGAGCGATAAGATACTTATATACATTATCGGCTCGCTCTCTGGTAGGTGTACCAGATTCACCAATAGCAGTTACAATAAAACAAATTTTTTCAGTCATGATTACACTCCGCTAATTTTTTATCTTTATTATACCAAATTTAGAAAGGGATACAATGAACGAAATATTTAATTTTCACGGGCAAGAGGTCCGTACTATGACAATCAATGACGAACCGTGGTTTGTCGGAAAAGATGTTGCAGATATCTTAGGATATAGCAAAGCAAGAAATGCAATCGCCCTTCACGTTGATGAAGAGGATGCCCTAAAACAGGGCATCCCTACTAGCGGTGGAATACAAGACATGTTGATCATCAACGAATCAGGATTGTACTCACTTATCCTATCTAGCAGATTGCCACAGGCAAAAGAATTCAAGCGTTGGGTGACATCAGAGGTCTTGCCAGCAATTCGCAGACAAGGTGGATTCATCCGTGAAGACTTAGACGAAGATGCCTTTATTGCTCTATTCACTGGCCAGAAGAAATTGCGTGAGCAACAAGCTAGCATGATTGAAGATATTGACTATCTAAAGAATGAACAACCAATCCATCCAAGCTACGCTCAATCGCTATTGAAGAAGCGTAAAGCTCGAGTGGTCGCTTGCCTTGGTGGAATCGACAGTCCAGCTTATTCAGATAAGACATTCGCTCAATCGGTCTTCAGACAAGCTGAGATTGATTTCAAGGATCATTTCAATATCAGTCGCTATGACTTACTGCCAAAGAAATTTGCAGAAGCAGCACTTGCCTATTGGATGACTTGGGAACCAAGCACCAACACTAAGATGAAAATCATGGAATTGAATGCTTTTATTCAAGCGTAAGGAGGGAAAGAAGTGAGACCAAGACGATATCCGTATAGCGGAAAAAAAGGCCATGCCTTAATAAAGGCAGACCCTGAATTAATTGAAAAAAATTTAAGACCACAAAGTATTTCTATTGATTTTGAAAGTCTGACAACAAGATTACAAGCTAAAGACATTAGTATTAGAAATATCATTTGTATTGATGATGATAGATAAAGGAGATAAATATGAGTATTAGTTCAATGACCGTTGAAATTAAAGTAAATGTTACGAATATGGATCAATTTAATGATCTTGTCAAAGAGTTCAATAAAAAAGCTCACGAGCTTGAAGAGCTTGCTCATGAACTGAATAAGTTTCGTTTTGAAGCAGATATTTTACCAAATGGCAGCAATTAGTTCAAAATTAGCATTTTCTGGGAACAGATAAATTGGATATGATTCCTTTGTTTCGAGATTACGGAACTGGTAACCGAAATAATCTTTTTTGGCATTTGAATTTTTTTCAGTGAGCGTTTCAAGATTAGCTTGTGATAGCAACTTAAAAATTTGAATGCGAGCTTGTTCCAGATCAGATATTCTGTTCAACGCTCTTAGTTCGTGTTCATTCGGGAATGCACTTATCAAATCTACTCGATCATCTAAATAGGTTATAGAATCATCTAGATAATCATATTTTAAATTGAAATCGATAAATGATAAGTTCCTGTACTCTTGATAGGTTACAAACGTAATATTTTCATCTTGGAATCGGTAGACAAGGGAATCGTTTTTTAATTCATCCTTAAATTCCGTAAGACCAATTAAAAATTTATGACAAGTTTCTAAAATACGGATTTGATTTAGATTCATTTTCTTTTCCTCCTTTCTGTTGAAATTTTGACTAAAACAGTGAGAGGTCCTAGTCAAAAGTTATTATATCAAATCAAGGAGGGATTTACATCAGTCTTGAGACTGATATAGGGGGTTGAATGGAAGACAAAATCATTGAAATTGCTGATTACTTTATCGGCGAATCTACAACGTACAGAGAAGCTAAAATAGCGTGTGAGAAACTATTTAGACAAGTAAGCCATGAGATAGAACTCAGGGCGATGGAAAGTAAGATTTTTTAAACAAAAAGCACCCAACAGAAGTCAGGTGCTTACCAAAATTTTCAATTTAATTATAACACAGAAAGAGAGGAAAATCCATGCCTAAAGCGGAAATTACTTACAAGCCAGTAGGAATTAACGAAAAAGCAACTCATGGAGATTATACACATCTTTGTCAGATGTGGGAAGGTCTCACAGTTGGAACTGCTAAAGTTTGGGCTACTGAAATGCGAGACCACCCAGATTTTAGACAATTCATTGACAATCCAACACATAAAATTGTATTCATCAATTATGAAGGATTTCGCCTTTTCGTGAAATGGAAAAGCAGAAATCGTTACCGAACTAAAAAAGAAACTCTGGCAGAAATGCTAGAAAATCTTAAAAAAGAAAAACAATTGGGAGTTTTAACATGAATCTATTAAACAGAATAAAATTATATTTTTCAGGAATTATCGAGGAAGTAAACCTTGATTGGAAGAAAGTCGCTCTAGAAATCAATCAACAATTGATTGAACTACAAATTAAATACCAGGATGCAATTCAGCGTATTTCAGATCTTGAAAAACGATTAGCAATCTACGAAGAGAAGGAGAAAACAAAATGCTAGAATACCTATATTTAATAACTATCGCACTTGTATGCCTTTGGGCGCTAGTAAATGAACTAGATGACCATGCTCAAGCTAAAAAGGAAAACAGACAACTAATCGCAAGCAATATTGCCCGTATGAATCTGAGAAATTCAGACAAACAATTTACATATGACGTAGATCCACCAATAGGATTGAAGTAGAGGAGAAAAACCTGAGAGAATATTAGGGGGATGTAGTATGACTTTAAAAAACAAACGTTACTTTTGGATACAACTTACTCAGGATTTTTTTAAATCTAAAGAAATGAAATTGCTTCGTAAAATAGCTGGCGGTGATACCCATACTATTATCTATCTGAAAATGATGTTGATTAGTTTAGAGGATGGAGGTCGTATTTACTATGACGGTTTAGCTGATAATTTAGCTGAGGAACTCTCTCTTGTCATTGATGAAAATATTGAAGATATTAAAATCACTTTGATTTTCTTGGAGAGTAAAGGTCTGTTGACGAAAAAGTCTGACAGAGATTATTTCTTGGAACAAGTTCCTGAAATGGTAGGAAGTGAAACAGCTAGTGCCAGAAGGGTTCGCAAGTTTAGAGAAAATAAATTAGCGTTACAATGTAACACCGATGAAACAAAGCGTAACGGAGATATAGATAAAGAGATAGATATAGATAAAGAGATAGATATAGATTTAGATAAAAATCCTATTGAAATCATCGTGGAAGAATATCAATCTCGTATTGCTATGTTAGATGGAACTCAATTTGAAATACTAAAAGAGTTTGTCACTCTAGATGGTATGGAAGCAAAAGTTGTCCTGAGAGCAATAGGTCTTGCTGCTGATAATGGAAAAAGAAATTTTAGCTACATCAAGGCTATCTTAACCAATTGGAAAAATGATGGAGTTTTGACAATCGCAGCAGTTGATGAACGTGAGCGAGCTTTTAAAGAAAGTAAAAATAAAGGTTCGAACAATCAAACAAACAAAAAATCTAATGTTCCTGAATGGTCTAATCCAGATTATGTCAATACGACAAGTGAAGAGACAAAAGAAGAACTTGAACGACGGAAAAAGGAATTACTTAAACGACTAGAGAAAGGAGATAACTAATGTTCATATTAAAACATGGCACAAAAGAAGATAAACCTTTCTTAAAATCCGTTGTAGTGGCAGTTACTGGTATAGATATTTCCTTTTCAGATGAAAAAAAAGCATTAAGATTTGCTTCTCGTGGCGCAGCTATCCAAGTAGGAAAAGCTCTAAGGAGTTCCTTTGGAAATTTCTATCCAGTAGAGGTGCCATAATGTTAAAACTTTACTTTGTCTATAACGGACATCGAAGGTTATTTATTGGAAAATACAACAATGTTGATGATCTAATTGAAGATATGATGGACCATCAATGGACACACTCTGGGATAACTAGACCACATTTTGTAAAACATATCAAGAAGGACAGCGTTAGATTTGATTATGGCGCAAGGGATTGCTACTATTTAGCAACTTTTTCAGGAGGAGAAGAAAATGATTGAATTTATTAAAGAATTTGGAATGGCTATTCTGTGGCTATTTCTCGGCTACTTAGTCGGGGAACGTGCAGCAAGAAAGGAAAAGAAAGATGATCAATAATGTAGTGTTAATTGGGCGCTTAACTCGTAATCCAGAATTACGATACACACCGTCAAATGTTGCAGTTGCGACTTTCAACCTTGCAGTCAATCGTAATTTTAAAGGCACAAACGGAGAGCGAGAGGCGGACTTCATTAATTGTATTATGTGGCGTAAGCAAGCTGAAAATTTTGCAAATTGGGTTAAAAAGGGTGCTCTTGTGGGAATCACTGGCCGCATCCAGACTCGTAGCTATGATAATCAACAAGGACAACGTGTCTATGTGACGGAAGTGGTAGCTGAAAGTTTTCGAACTCTTGAAAAGAAGGATAATTCTGCGAATCAGTCAAGCATGGAAAACCAGATGCCAGCAAGTTTCGGAGCTACAAATCCTTTGGATATTTCAGATGATGATTTTCCATTTTAGGTGATTTATATGAATGATGACTTAAAGAAGCAGCTAATTGAAGGCTATGAGCGAGAGATTGAGAAAGCAGAATCACACATATCAGAATTAACTGAACCATGTGTTAAATCACTTGCGCATTCACGGGCAGAAGAACGTGGATACTGGAAAAAACGAGTGAAGGAATACGAAGGTAAAATCAAGGAGTTAAAGAATGAATAAGAAAGAATTGATTGAGAAAATTGAAAGTTTACCAAGTCTCACTAGTATTACTAGCATTAGACCATACATTGACAAGAAAGTTGTTTTGGGGTTAATCAGTCAGTTAGACGAACCCGAAAAAGTCGTAGTATCTGAAGCAGAAGCAAAATTCCTCGAAACGTTTGATTTTAATTGTGAAAGTGATGTTACAAAAGCTTTATATCATGTTTCAAGAACTGGCTGGGGTTATTATTTAGAAGATAACAACGGCATAGAATTAAAAGACTTGAGTGAAGGATTTAAGGAACTTGAAAACAGAAAAAGATTAATGAAAGCCATACTTGACGGCTACGAGGTCGAGAAGGAAAAGCGATATCTAGTGAGGATTATTGGGATTACCAATTATAATAGTTACTTAAATTACCACAAGGGAGAAGATAAGTGGACTATTGAATCTCGTGTGGAGATTGATGCAATCAGAACTGAACACACCCGAAAACAATTAGAAGAATCTGGGTTCGGTTGGGTATTTGATTGTGAGGGGATTGAGATTGAGGAGGTGGAAGAATGAGCCTTACGCTAAATAGCACAATTGGAGAATTAGTTTTAGCAATCGGGAAAATTATCGTTGAGTCTGACGGTAAAAATGATACAATGGTGCTAGAGATATCCGAACAAGACTTTTACTTAGAAATTTCGGTTAAATTAAAAGATGAGGTGGAGTGATGGTAAAGTTTAGAGCGCGGATAAAAGAAGAAAAATGTTTCGCAGACTACATTGAGACAATTCGTTTTTATGCAGAAGAAGCAAAAGATTTTATGGAAAACAGTGCCGAAATAATCGGCAATATTTTGGAGGATGGTGATTTAATTGACAGTAAAAAGACAAGCGAAAATTGATTTTAGCAATGAGTGTGAATGTCTTGTTGATTATTCTGAATTAGAAAAGGCAATCTTGTGGTATCAGCAAAAACCTTCTTTGAGTAAGAAAAAGATATATTTGCATGGTCACTATCCTGCCGTTTCAATTCATAATGAAAAAGTACATGTACATAGACTTTTAATGCAGTATTGGTTGAGAACAAAACTTCCATTTGAATATAGTGTACATCATTTGAATGAGAACAAGCTAGATGCAAGAAAAGAAAATCTATCCCTAATATTAAACAAAACTCATAATAGTGAACATAATAAGGGGAAGGTTCTTTCAGAAACTCATAGACAAAAAATTGGCAAGGCAAATCATAACAGGAAAGGTATGAAGATGAAAAAACGTGTCCTCATACCAAAAGAGGAATTAAAGGTGTTTGTTAAAGAAGGTAAGTCAATAAACTGGATTGCACAACACTATGGTTGTGATTGGTCTACTGTTAGAGCGAGAATCTACGAAAATCAGGAACTTCTGGAGGTGGATAATGAGGATTAAAACACAAAATGGATCAATCATCAATGTTAACAATATAAAACGCAGCATCACGATTGAAGGAATTGAGCTCGGCTCAGATTGTCAAAGTCTAGTATCTAAGCATCAAGATGGGACAGGTACGATTACTTTAGTCTTTGATGGAAAAGTTATTTAAAAATTCAATAGGCTTAGAAATATTACATGGCATAGAAAAGAGGTGAACGATGCCTTTCTTTCCCGATATTAATGAATCAAAAACAAAAGAAAATGCCAAAAGAATTCTGAGAGGATATCTCAGATGGAGAAGAGTAGCTAATGACATAGATGGACAGAAGGTAACAACAACCTACTCATTTATGCCACGGTCTCAATCTTCAGTCAGGGTTAGTCAAGTTGAGAAATTAGCCATTCGAAAAGTTGATGCTGAACTTGAACTTGATGCGATTGAACAAGCAGTAAGTGGTCTACATGATCCCCTCTATCGTAGAATACTTTTTGAAAAATACCTTCAGTGGGATTGTAAAAAAGATGAAGTAATCTTAATGGATTTATCACTTTCAGAAAGTTCTTATTACGATATTTTGGACAGGGCCTTAATGGCATTTGCTGAATTATATCGCAATGGTGAACAGGTTGAAATTTTAGAATAAAAATGGAGTTTTCTTGGAGTTTTTTTGGAGTTTTCTTGGAGTAAATTTGGAGTAAGTTCGGAGTAAAAATACAATTTAATGTGCTAAAATTATATTATGAAATAATTATAAAGGCAGGCACAACCTGCCTTTTCTTGTAGTTTGGAGGTGATACCATGAAGAAAGTAGAACCCATTCGTGAACCAGATGACATTGATAGAATGAAGAATTATTTGAAATCAAAGAGTGAGCGAAACTACATTCTTTTCTTGGTCGGAATTTATTCAGGTCTACGAGTAAGCGATATTGTTCCTCTTCAAGTAAAGCATGTCAATCAAGATAGAATTGAGGTTAAAGAGAAGAAGACTGGTAAAATAAGAAAATTTGCAGTTAATCCTGAACTGCGTAAAGTTTTGGATCGTTACATAAAAGAAAATCATCTTGAGAGTTATGACTATCTTTTTCCGAGTAGAAAGAAAGTTAGAGGTGACGGAGTAAGTATTAAACACATTGGTAGAGTAGCTGTGTATCAATTTTTAAATGATGCAGCTAAACATTCAGGATTAAAAAACATTGGAACCCATTCGATGAGAAAAACATTTGGTTATCATCATTACAAACAAAATGGGAATATAGCTATTCTAATGCAAATACTTAATCACTCTGCACCAGATATTACCTTAGATTACATTGGATATAATCAAGATGAAATTGATGAAAGTATGCTTACTTTTACGTATTAAAAGTATCCTTATTTAACATATTGAGAAAAAGTAAATTGGATAATTCAGAAATGCTTACAAACCATTGTCATAACTGGGTTGAACAATACTTTGTCGAAAGTCACAAAATATAAGATATGTTAAATATACGAGGGTGCCAGAGACTTAAAAACACCCCCTCCTAGATTTAAAAAAACACCCTCTCCTACATCATAGAATTCCACCCCATACCCACTAAAAAGAAAGGCCCCTCCCTAAATGAATACCCCTCAAGAAAGACCAGACCGGAGTGGTCCTCACCGAGTCGCTTTTGAAAAGAATAAGAAGATTATTCTTAAGACAAGAAATACTTGTGGGATTTGTGGACTACCAGTAGACAAGTCCTTGAAGTATCCACATCCTTTGTCACCAGTAATTGACCACATCATTCCAATCAATAGAAATGGTCATCCATCAGATATTAAGAATCTTCAGTTAGCCCACTGGCAATGCAATAGACAGAAGTCTGATAAGCTTTATGCTGATGATAGAACAGCAAGTACAACTGTTGTTGGTAACAGGAACTTGCCACAATCAAGAGATTGGACAAAATACAAATCTTAATAAAGTAAAATATAAATCTTAATAAAGAAAAAAACATAAAATTACTTTTTTAAGAAAAATATAAATTAACAGAATACTAGATTTTTAGAAAAAAGGAATGTATGAGGAAAGCCCTAGTTATGGATAGGGGGGGTATCCCCCTCCCACTAGGCGCTCGAGGGCTTCACGCCGTCACTGTACATATTTTTTCGCGCCAAATCATCACAATGAAAGGAGAACGGTTTGGAATTAAGAGGAATTGACTATCTCAGAAAAAAGTTGAATCTCTATCAGAGTAGAGTTAACCTGAGATATAAACATTATGCGATGCAGCATCATGAATCTCCGTTAGGAATCACAATTCCTGCTCATATCAGAGTTAAATATAAGTCTGTCCTTGGATGGGCAACTAAAGGTGTAGATAGTCTTGCAGATCGTTTGATTTTTAGAGAATTTGCAAATGATGATTTTGAAGTCATGGAAATCTTTAATCGCAATAATCCTGATATTTTCTTTGATAGTGCCATTTTAGCAGCATTAATAGGATCTTGCAGTTTCATTTACATTTCTAAAGGTGAAGATGAAGAAGTGAGATTACAAGTTATTGAAGCTAGTAATGCTACTGGAGTGATTGACCCTATTACAGGTTTGCTTTTAGAAGGATATGCAGTACTAGCTCGTGATGATTATAATCAACCAACGCTTGAAGCGTATTTTGAACCAAATGCCACTCATTTCATCCCTAAAAATGGAACTCAATATTCGGTATTAAATGAAACTGGTATTCCGTTACTCGTTCCTGTTATTCACAGGCCTGATGCGGTTCGTCCTTTTGGTCGTTCACGAATTACTAGAGCAGGAATGTATTATCAAAAATACGCTAAACGGACACTAGAACGGGCTGATATTACTGCTGAATTCTATTCGTGGCCACAGAAATACATTATCGGTCTGGATCCTGATGCAGAACCGTTAGAAAAGTGGAAAGCAACTGTTTCGAGCTTATTAACTATTTCAGCTAGTGACAATGGTGAGAAACCAAGTATCGGACAATTTACTACAGCCAGTATGTCTCCATTTACAGAACAGTTAAGAACGGCTGCTGCTGGATTTGCTGGGGAAATGGGCTTGACCTTGGATGACCTTGGTTTTGTATCAGATAATCCGTCATCAGTAGAAGCAATCAAGGCTAGTCATGAGAATCTGAGATTGGCAGGTAGAAAGGCCCAGCGCTCACTAGGTGCTGGATTGTTAAACGTAGCTTATGTTGCAGCGTGCTTACGTGATGAGTTTCATTATGCCAGAAGCGAATTTGTAAGAACCACAGTCAAGTGGGAACCATTGTTTGAAGCGGATGCCAATACAATGACTATGATTGGTGATGGTGTTGTGAAGTTAAATCAGGCATTACCTGGTTATATCAACGCAGAAACCATCCGAGATCTTACTGGTATTGCAGGGGATATGTCTGCTAAACCTGTTGTAGAGATTCCACAAACATCATCTGATGTAGAAACTGGAGCAGATAAACAGAAAAATAGGATTATTTCAACCTATGAAATTACTTCTCTTTTAAGTAATTACCAAAAAGGTGTTTTATCAAAAGAAAATGGTATTTCTTTATTAGTGTCAACCGGAATCAACCCTACTGAAGCAGAAGAAATGTTGAACAGAACAAAAGTTTTGGAGCAAGTAGATGAATGATGAGATTGATGTACTACCTAAACTTCTTCAAGAAGTAAAAAAAGAATTTGAGCTTGCTTATGGAGAGAGCGAGATTATCAAAAATGCTTTTGCCACGTTGGAAGCCAAAAAAGCAACTTACAAAACAGCAAATGAGTTTGCGATTGAAATTGGTGAAATTCTTTCTAAGGCTCTAGGAGCTTCTATAAGCGCTGATAAACTACCAAACGGTAAAATGTATTACAATATCGCTCAGCGCTTACTGACGGACGTGCTAGGACGAAATCACGAGCTTGTGAGTGGTTATGCTAGCGATGTTCAGAAGAATTTGAATGATAAAGCGAAAATCGGTCTGAAAGTTCAAGTTCCTGAATTAAATCTGGATCGAATAGCTGGCATTGTCAATCGCTTTTCGTCTGAGGAGAACTTTGAAGATGTTAGTTGGTTGCTCGGTGAACCTATTGTGAACTTCACACAATCAATCATTGATGATAGTATCCAGAAAAATGCGGAGTTTCATCATCGGTCTGGATTGCAACCCGAGATTGTCCGAAAATCGTATTTTCATTGTTGTGAGTGGTGTCAGGAAGTTCAAGGGAATTATAAATATCCAAGAGTTCCGAAGGACGTTTATAGAAGGCATCAGCATTGTCGTTGTATTGTAGACTATGATCCTAAAAACGGAAAAACTCAAAATGTCTGGACGAAGAAATGGAATTCTATAGACAAAGAGAGAGTTGAGCGTAGGAAGCTAATTGGCGTAGTATCTGTTGACGAGCGTGAGCAAAAGCGCTATAATAGGGTTATGAAGAGTAGTGGTGCTGTGTATGGTGCTTGGAATGACAGAAATGATCCATACAATAAAGAACGTGACCGACATGCTCAAGAATTTTATGAGAGTGTACGAAATCGAAATAAGCAACATGAAATAGTGAAGGTATCTAACAATAGCGGTCTTTCACAATCAGACGTTGAGAAGATTTATAACCATATTTTTATTAATGAGTATGATTTAGAAGATGGTCGAAAACGTTTTGACCCTAACTATGATATGGCTGAGAGTTGGAGACGACTTTCAGAGATTGGTGGTAAGAATATTCAACCTCACGACCTTGTAATGCTAAATCACGAGTTGATGGAACATGATTTGATGGCAAAGGGAATGAAGTACGATGAAGCCCACGAACTCACTAATAAAACCTATAACTACCAGAAAGCGTGGATTGCTTGGATGAAGGAGAAAGGAGACCTATAATGCTTAAACTTATTAAAATTTTCAATTCAAAAAGTAAGGGTTATTGGTATATTCCTGAAAACCGTGACCCAGGAATGATTGAGATTGATGAGCGTACTGGTGAAGTTACAGTTGTCATTGAGTCAAATTATGATAAAGAACTAGGTTATCCTTACTATGCGAACAAGGCTCGTGGAGCAGTGAAGCAGATGTTGGATAAAGGAGAACTACCAAACGAGAAATCTTTCGCTTGGGGATAAGCACTTAGAAAATTCTAGGTGCTTTTATTGTGCTTTAGTTTAGGAGGTGATCCGATATCTCCCAGCGATAGGGTTATCATGCGATGACGATTGAAAGGAAATTAGAATGACGAGGAAACAGAGACTTGGCAATCAGAATCCTACTCAATCGGTGATTTTAAAATACGTCAAGAAAAATTCAAGAGCTAAAGAAGCGATTGAACTTTACGAACGGACTGGTCTTTCTTGCTATGCTTGGCAGAAAAATCTGCTATTGCCTTTAATGGCAGTAGATAAAAACGGACTATGGGTACACCAAAAATTTGGCTACTCTATACCTCGTCGTAATGGTAAATCAGAAATCCTCTATATAGCTGAAATTTGGGCGCTTCATAAAGGATTGAACATTCTGCATACAGCGCATAGAATTTCTACATCTCATGCCTCTTTTGAAAAAGTTAAACGATACCTTGAGAAAATGGGGTATGTGGATGGTGAGGATTTCAACTCCATTAGAGCTAAGGGTCAAGAAAGAATTGAGCTATATTCAACAGGTGGTGTTGTCCAATTCCGTACAAGAACATCAAATGGTGGTCTTGGTGAAGGTTTTGATATGCTGATCATTGACGAGGCCCAGGAGTACACGACTGAGCAAGAATCTGCCTTGAAATATACGGTAACGGATAGTGAGAATCCTATCACAATCATGTGTGGAACACCTCCGACACCAGTTTCAAGTGGTACGGTCTTTACTAAGTACCGTGAGACTTGCCTTTTCGGAAAAGGGAAGTATTCTGGCTGGGCTGAGTGGTCGGTTTCTGATGAAAAGGAGATTGACGATGTTGATTCCTGGTATAATTCAAATCCGTCTATGGGCTACCACTTAAATGAGCGCAAGATTGAAGCAGAACTTGGTGAGGATAAGCTAGACCATAATATCCAGCGTTTGGGATTCTGGCCAACATACAATCAGAAATCTGCTATCTCTGAAACTGAGTGGAATGAGCTCAAGGTGGATGATGTTCCAGAATTATCTGGCAAGCTATCTGTTGGTATTAAGTATGGTCAAGATGGAACGAACGTGGCATTAAGCATTGCTGCACGTACCAAAGATGGTCGTTTCTTTGTTGAAACTGTCGATTGTCAATCAGTTCGTAATGGGAATGAGTGGATGGTAGCTTTTCTACGACAAGCTGACGTGGCTCAAATTGTCATTGATGGCGCAAGTGGTCAAAAAATCCTGGACGAAGAGTTGAAGGACTATAGAATCAAGAATGTGATTCTGCCGACGGTGAAAGAAATCATCGTGGCCAACGCTCTTTGGGAACAGGGAATTTACCAGAAGACCATCTGTCACGCTGGCCAACCATCTCTATCAAAGGTAGCTACTAACTGTGATAAGCGGAATATTGGCTCAAATGGTGGCTTTGGTTATCGATCGCACTTTGACGACATGGATATTTCTTTGATGGATAGTGCTTTGCTTGCGCACTGGGCTTGTGCTACTACTAAGCCTAAGAAAAAGCAAAAAATTAGTTATTAAAATAAGCGGTCAGGTGACTGCTTTTTTTGATGCCAAAAAAATTACCGAACTGCCGGGGAAGCAGGAGAAAGGAGACATGAGAATGTCAGAATTTAAACCAATCACTACACAAGAAGAATTTGATGCTGCTATTAAGGGGCGCTTATCTCGAGAGAAAGAGAAGTATGGCGACTATGACCAGCTCAAATCTCGTGTTGCAGAATTGGAAGAAGAAAATGTTGGCTTGAAGTCAACGATTGAAGCTACTAATCAAAGTAAGGCAGATGCTGACAAGCAACTTGAAGATTTGCAGAATCAAATCGCTGGTTATGAGACGGCTAATCTACGAACTCGAGTAGCTTTGCAACATGGACTGCCTTACGACCTTGCAGATCGTTTGCAGGGAACGGATGAAGAAAGCTTCAAAGCTGATGCAGAGCGCTTAGTTGGGTATATTAAAAAATCTCAACCAGTTGCGCCTATTAGAGATTCGGAGCCTGTTTTAGAAAAAACAGAAAACACACTGTATAAAAACCTAGTACAAGGTTTAGTTTTTGAAGAATAAAGGAGTAATAATATATGACAGATCAACTATCAAAAGGAAAACTATTTGACCCAATGCTTGTAACAGACCTTATCAACAAAGTTAAGGGTCACAGCTCACTGGCTAAATTGTCTAATCAACAAGCGATTCCGTTTAATGGATTAAAGGAATTCACATTTACATTGGATTCTGATGTAGATATTGTTGCAGAAAATGGGAAGAAAACGCATGGTGGTGCAAGTTTAGAACCTGTAACTATTGTGCCTATTAAAATTGAGTATGGCGCTCGTGTATCGGATGAATTTATTTATGCTTCAGAAGAAGCTAAAATCGATATTTTGAAGTCATTCAATGAAGGGTTTGCTAATAAAGTAGCTCGTGGTATTGATATCATGGCCTTCCATGGCGTAAATCCACGTACTAAACAAGAATCCACTGTTATTGGGGATAACTGCTTTGATAAAGCGGTCACTCAGACAGTGAACTTTACAACAAGCGATCCAGATACTAATGTTGAAGATGCAGTTAAAATGATTCAAGGAGCTGACAATATCGTTAGCGGTATGGCTATTGATACTACATTTGCAAGTGCACTAGCTAGCATGAAGAACGCAGCTAATGAACGCCTATACCCTGAATTGGCATGGGGAGCAAATCCAGGTGCCATTAATGGTCTACCTGTAGATGTGAATACTACAGTTGGTCTTAATGTTGGAACCAATAAGGATGTTGCTATTATTGGTGACTTTGCTAACATGGTCAAATGGGGATATGCTAAGCAGATTCCACTCGAAGTCATTCGATATGGTGATCCAGACAATTCTGGAAAAGACTTGAAAGGTTATAACCAAGTCTATCTTCGTGCAGAAATCTATCTTGGATGGGGAATTTTGGACAAAAACAGCTTTGCTCGTGTTGTGAAAGCGGGGTAGTATATGGAATACATTAATGTAAAAACAGGAACTACTATCGTTACTGAAAATGCAATTAGTGGAGGTGATTGGGTTTCGATTGACGAATACAAGCCCTTGGATTCATTGACTAACGCAGCGTTGAAAGAAATTCTTGATGAAAAAGGTATTACTTATGATAACCGCGCCACAAAATCTGAATTGATTTCGCTTATTGAACAAGCTGACACTGAAGCTCAGTAGTCGCTTGGCTGGAGGTAGAAATGGAAAACTTTGCAACAGTAGACGATCTTAAAAAATTGTGGCGGACGTTAAAATTCGATGAGGAAAAACGAGCTGAAGCACTGTTGGAAGTTGTTTCTCATTCTCTTAGAGTTGAAGCTAAAAAAGTTGGCAAAGATTTAGATGGATTGGTTGCTACTGATCCATCTTTTGCTATGGTGGTTAAATCCGTAACAGTGGATGTAGTTGCTCGAACCTTAATGACATCAACTGATCAGGAACCAATGACTCAAATGGCTGAGTCTGCTTTAGGATATTCCTTCAGCGGGTCTTATCTTGTTCCGGGTGGAGGTCTCTTTATCAAGGACTCAGAATTGAAACGTCTCGGTCTCAAAAAACAAAGATATGGGGTGATTGATATCTATGGGACAGATTAAAGGAATTACTGTAACTTTGATTGGGAAAACCAAGAATGGTAGGGATGACTTTGGGCATCCAATCTATGAGAATATTGAAATTCAAGTAGATAATGTCCTGGTTGTTCCAGCTTCAACAGAAGATGTCACAAATCAACTGAATCTTACTGGGAAAAAGGCATCTTATACACTGGGTATCCCAAAAGGCGATAAGAACGAGTGGAAAGAACGAGAGGTTCGTTTTTTCGGTCGTAAATGGCGCACGATTGGCATTCCTTTAGAAGGTATTGAAGAAATGATGCCTTTGGACTGGAATAAGAAAGTGATGGTTGAAGCGTATGAGTAATTTCAAAGTCAAGCTTATCGGTGCGGGTGTAGGAGCTCTTTTGAAATCAAAAGAGATTCAGGATATTCTGAATAAAGAAGCAACAGTCATTAAAAAAAGATGTGGCTCTGGTTATGAACAAGATAGCCACGTTGGTAAGACAAGGGCCAATGCTATGATTTATCCAGCTACGCGAAAAGCGAAAAGAGATAATTTGAAAAATAACACTTTGTTGAAGGCGGTACATAAATGATTGAAATTATTATCAAGAAATATCTTGACGGTCATTTAGATGTACCGTCATTTTTTGAGCATGAAGCTGAAGCTCCCGATAGCTTTGTCATTATTCAAAAAACTGGTGGTAAGGAGCAAAATTATTCTGGTAGTGCAACCTTTGCTTTCCAAAGTTATGGCCCAACTATGCAGAAGGCTGCAGAGCTCAATGTGAAAGTCAAGAAAGCTGTAAAGGGATTGATTGAATTAAATGAAATCTGTGGTGTCCACCTGAACAGTGATTACAATTTTACGGATACCGAAACAAAACAATATAGATATCAAGCCGTTTTTGATATTAATTATTTTTAAAAAGGAGAAATTAAATGGCAAAAGAATCAAACGTAACGACTGCTAAACCTAAAATCGGAGGAGCAGTTTATTCTGCACCTCTTGGAACAGCATTACCGACAGATGCAACAACAGAACTAGATGCAGCTTTTAAAGCGCTGGGATATATTTCAGAAGATGGTATGACCAACAGTAACTCTCCAGAGTCTGAAAATATTAAAGCATGGGGTGGAGTCATTGTAAGTTCAGTTCAAAAAGAAAAACAAGACACATTCAAATATATGCTTATTGAAGCATTGAATGTAGATGTCTTGAAGGAAGTTTATGGATCAGATAATGTATCTGGGGATTTGGCATCAGGAATTACAATTAAGGCAAATTCAAAAGAATTGCCACATCACTGCCTTGTAATTGAAACAGTTCTAAAAGGTGGTGTACTTAAACGTATTGTTATCCCTTCAGGAAAAGTAACTGCCATCGATGAAATCACATATAACGATGGCAGTGTTCTCGGATACGGTACAACAGTAACTGCCTTCCCTAACGCTACTGACGACACACACTATGAATACATCAAAGGAGCTTAACTATGTCAAGGCGAAATCGTAAGAAAAAAAATAACGGAGCAACACCACAGATTAAAACAATCCGTGGTGTGACTTCAACCGGATTTGCTTTTGAAATCACAAAAGAGCGCTTGGAAAACTATGAGTTGCTTGAAGTTATTGCAGAAGTAGATACAAATCCGGCAGTTTTACCAAAAGTGGTCAAACTTATGCTTGGTGACAAATCAGAAGATTTGAAAAACCATGTGCGGACTGCGGATGGCATTGTTCCTTTGGATAAAATGGGAGCAGAAATTAGTGAGATTTTCACAAGTAAGAACCAGTTAAAAAAATAGCGCTCCTTGCTAGAATGATTCAAACAGATGAAGATGCTCTTATTTGTGATTTAGCTGAAACATATGGGATTTTTGATTACAGACAGTTACCTGCTGATCAGGTAGCTGTCTTTGCTTTTGGTTTAAAGGATGATTCTCGTATCAAACTAGCAATAAGCAATAGTAAAGTGTCCTTTGACACTCTCTTGCTTGCAAGTGTAGTAGATAGATTATCTGCGCTTGTATGGTTTAAAACAACAGATGGTCAAAAAGGAATCAATAAACCAAAAATGATTGCACAAGAATTAACAGGAAAAACTAAAGTTAAAGAAAGTAATGAGATGATCTTTGATTCTGGTAAGGATTTTGAAGAGTATCGTCAGCAAATTCTAGAAAAGATAGGGGGTGAGGATTAGTGGCGACAGAAATAGCACAGGCTTATGTACAATTGATACCATCAGCAAGAGGTATTACTGGGAAAATCCAATCACTTCTCAATCCTGAAGCTAGCGCAGCAGGACAAAGTGCTGGGCAGTCATTAGGTTCTAGTCTTGTTAGTGTCATGACAAAGGTAATTGCAGCAGCTGGAATTGGAAAAGCCTTTAGCGCCGCTTTAAATGAGGGAGCATCACTTCAACAATCACTTGGGGGTATTGAAACCCTTTTTAAAGGCTCGGCTGATAAGGTAAAAGGGTATGCTAATGAGGCCTATAAGACAACAGGTCTATCAGCCAATGCCTATATGGAAAACGTAACAGGCTTTTCAGCTAGTCTATTGCAGTCTCTTGGTGGAGACACTAATAAAGCTGCAGAAACAGCTAATATGGCCATGATTGACATGTCTGACAATGCTAATAAGATGGGGACATCAATGGAAAGCATTCAGACTGCATATCAAGGATTTGCTAAGCAGAATTACACTATGCTGGACAACCTGAAGCTCGGTTACGGTGGTACAAAGCAAGAAATGCAACGTCTATTGGCAGATGCTGAGAAATTGACAGGTGTTAAGTATGACATTAACAATTTATCAGACGTGTATAATGCTATACATGCTATTCAAGAAAATTTAGACATTACAGGTACGACTGCTAAAGAAGCAGCATCTACTTTTACTGGCTCATTTCAAGCAATGAAAGCATCTGCACAGAATGTACTTGGAAAGTTAGCATTGGGAGAAAATATTCTGCCATCTTTACAAGCTTTAGCAAAAACAACCTCTACCTTTCTCTTCGATAACTTTTTACCAATGGTTGGAAATATTTTCTCTGGATTGGGTTTAGTTTTGACCGAAGGGATTAGCCAGATTGCTTCTCAGCTTTTTGGAGATGATTTTGGAAGTGCAGTCTATGACCAATTGTCTCGTGTGACAGGAATTTTTGAAACCTTCTTCGATATGATCTTTGGATCATTGAGTAAGCAAGACAACATTGATATCTTGACCATGCTTGGATTTAGCGATGGTGCTGCTAATCAAATTGTCAACATCGCAGACAATATCCGAGTCACTTTTGAGAATATTGGTTCAGTTGCTGGAAATGTTGCAAGCATTATTGTTGATTTCATCGGAGATCTTTTAGGGATTAAAGATGGAGAGCAGGGAGTGAATCTGCTAGGCATTGCCTTTGAAAGTATCACAAGTTTTATCAGAGACGCCTCTGAAAGTCTTAGTAAATTTACATCTTGGTTAAAAGATTCACCTCTTGCATTAGATGCCTTAAAATCTGCTGTTGTTGGCATTACGAGTGCATGGGCAGGATATAAAGCTGTCTTAGCGGTAATAAAAGGAATTGAAACAATCAGGAATGCAACTCTAGCTATCACAAATGGTTTAATGTTAGCTCAATTCGTTAGAACAGGAGCTTTAACTGCTGCTGAAGCTGCTAATGCAGCTGCAACAATGGGGGCAAGTGGAGCATTTGGTATTTTTAATGCGGTGTTATCTGCTAATCCGATTGGTTTAATTGTAACGGCAGTTGCTGCATTGACTGCTGCTCTGGTATGGTTTTTCACACAAACAGAAACTGGACAGCAAATTTGGTCATCTTTTGTGGAATGGATTAAACAAGCTTGGATTGGGATTTCTGACTTCTTTGTAAATCTCTGGTCTAGCATCTCTGAAGGTGCTATCCTCTTATGGGAAGGAGTCGTTACAGCTTGGACTACTTACATAGAATCTTTGAAAGCGATGTGGACTGCTGTTGTAACATTCTTTTCTAACTTATGGGTAAGTATTCAAGAAGCTGCATCTACTGCTTGGACATTGATTACTACAGCTATTATGACAGTTGTTCAACCGTTCATCGACGGATTTATGAATATTTGGAATAATATTTCAAATGGTCTTACTCTAATTTGGGAAGGCATTAAAATGATTTTCCAAGGAGTTTGGGAAGTTATCAAATCAATCTTCTTAGGCGCAGTTTTGATTATCATCGACCTTGTTACAGGTAACTTTAGCCAACTTGGAGCTGATCTTTCTCTAATTTGGGAAGGTATTAAAAATGGTATTTCTTTGATATGGGAAGGAATTAAAACATTCTTTTCTGGTATTGTAGATGCTATTGTTGGTTATGGTATCGCTGTTTTTGAAAACTTTTCTGCTACACTAAGTACGATTTGGGAGTTTATCAAGTCGGCTGCTTCAGTGGCTTGGGAATGGATAAAATCTACTGTATCAAGTCTGATTACAGGTTTGGTTGAGGGTGCACAAAACATTTGGAATAGCTTCACAAGTTTCCTCTCTAGTTTGTGGGAGGGCATCAAATCCACTGCAAGTTCAGCATGGGAAACTCTGAAATCAAGTGTGTTAAGCATTATCAACAGTCTAGTATCAGGTGCACAAAGCGCATGGGATACTATGAGTAGTGGAGTGTCTTCACTTGTATCAAGTGTTACAGGCTTCTTTAATCAGTTGTGGAATATTGACCTATTCGGAGCTGGGCAAGCAATTTTACAAGGTTTCTTAAATGGTTTGAAGTCTATGTGGTCTTCTGTAACGAGCTTTGTCGGTGGAATTGCTAGTTGGATTCGTGACCACAAAGGGCCAATTGAGTATGACCGTAAGTTGCTTATTCCAGCTGGTAATGCAATTATGAAAGGGTTAGACCAAGGATTGCAGGACCAATTTAAGGATGTCAAACAAACGGTTGGAGGAATGGCTGATGAAATTTCAGATGTATTTTCAGAAGACAATCTGGATCTGAAATCCTCTGCATCTGTTACTAAAAGTCTAGAAGCGCAATTGGCTATGCCATCAGCTCAATTTGAAGCACATGATAGCAAAACCGTGTCTGAGATAGCGATTCTGAGAGCAAGTATGGAGAAAATCCTTACTGCTATCCTTGAAAAGTCGTCAGATATCTACCTAGACAATGACATTATTTCGATGAAAACGTATGAACAACACGGTGCAATATATGCAAGGGAGGGAATTTAATGGATTATATGATCATCAATGGTTTTAATACATCAACCCTTCCTGGTTGTGTTGTGACAGATTTTGGAAAGGTTGAAGCTGCAAGGCCTAAAGGTGAAAAAACCGAACTGTTCGGAGTTAATGGCAGTTATCGTGTATTAGAGGGTTCTTTCGCTAGCTACGAAAGGACCTTCATTTTGCACGTTAAAAAAATGGTTGAAATTTCAAATATTCTTGATAAATTTCAATCAAATGATAATATTTTAGAATTTAGCTATCAGCTTGGTTCGTTGGTCTATGCTAATTTCATAACTGCTAGTTTTGAACCTTTTGGGAATCATGCTTGGAAGTTAGAAATTAAGTTAGACATGCAACCGTTCAGATATCCAAAGGATATCACACCAGTCGTATTAACAAACGCTGGAACGATTAATAACATCGGTACGGTCTATTCAGAACCTATTATTGAGATTGAGGGCAATGGAGATGTATCACTGACTATTGGACGTAAAACCATGCATTTATCAATTATTGGTAAAGCAACGATTGACTGTCGGCAAGGAAAACAGAACATCTTTAATGCCAACGGTGCAGTGCAGAACACATTACGTAAGCGTGGTGGGTTCTTCGAAATCCCTGTTGGTCGCAATGGTGTTACCTATACAGGTAACGTGCGTAAGGTGACTATTCGCCCTAATTGGAGGTATCTAGTATGATTTATTTAACAGACGGGAATGTACCTCTGAATGCTGCCTATGCTGACGAAATAGTTCAGATAGATAGAAATACCTATCAATTAACATTTAAGTTTCCTACTAACAATGTGTTATGGCAACGACTAAGAGAAGAAACATTCTTAACAGCTGATGATCTACATGGCGAGCAAGACTTTGTTATTTTTGAAGTTGAGAAACAACATGGATATATTCATGTTTATGCTAATCAAGTCATGACCCTGTTAAATCATTATGTTGTGCATCCAATCAATCTTGACAGAGAGACTGGCTCAACTGCTTTAAGTCGATTCGCTGGAAGCATCACTCGTGATAATCCATTCTCGTTCTTCTCAGATATTGACGATAGACATACCTTCAATACTGATACAACAAACGCTATGGAAGCCTTGACCAAGGATAAACACTCTATTCTTGGTCAGTGGGGTGGTGATTTAGTCAGGCATGGATATCAGGTACGTTTATTAAAAAATGGCGGTTCAGAAAATGAATCGCTTTTTATGTACAAGAAAAATCTGTCCAGTTATCAACATAAGACATCTACTAAGTCTTTAAAGACTCGTATAACTTTTAAGACGACTGTTAAAGGCGAGGGAAAAAATGCTGATGATAAGCATTATAAAGTAGTTGTAGATAGCCCGTTGATCAATAAATACAGTCAGATTTATGAGGATGTTGTAGAAGTCAACGACCAAGACGTTAAGGATGAAGCAAGCCTTAGAGAATATGGCAAGCAGTATTTCAGAACTAGCCTATGCGATCTCATGGAAGATAGCCTTGAAATTGATGTTGTTGGTCAGAGTGATGTTCCAGTACAGATGTTCGATGTCGTGGGTGTCTACCATGAAACATTCGATTTGGATGTAAGGAAGAAAATCACTAAATATACCTACTCTCCAATGGCTAAGAAATTGAAGTCTATTGGTTTTGGAGAGTTTAAATCTGGTCTTGCACATGCAATTGGGAATGTCGTGAGTGATGCAGTGAAGAATGAGACCTATATCTTTGAAGCAAGACTTGAAAAAGAAATCAAGAATGCTGACTTAGATTTTGATCGTAAGGTACAAGGTATCAAGAATGAAATCACAGACGGTATCGAAGAAGCTAAGGCCCTCGCTGAACAAAACAAGAAAAACCTATCTGACGAAATCAACAGACGGTTCCAGGAATTCAAGCCATCAGGTTTTGAAGAAGCTAAAGCTAAAGCAGAGGAAGCTCTACAAAAAGCTGGAGCAAGCGCTGACCTAATTGAGGAAGCGAAGCAAATTGCTACTGAAAATGCTAGGGATTTAAACACATTTAAAACCTCGACTCAGAAAGAACGTGAGAAGTTATCAGATGAGCTAAAGCGCTATTCGCGAGAAGAAGCTGAGAATAAACTGACAGTGATCAGGGAGGTTATGGCTAGTGACTACATTTCAAAAAGAACCTATGTAGAAGATGCAGAAGGGACACGGCAACGACTTGAAGCTATCACGCAAGACAACAAGTCTAAGTTAGCAGAGTATAAACAAATAGTCGACGGTCAATTCACAAATCTATCTAGTCAGATTGCTAGCAAGGTAGATAGGTTGGATTTCCAGCAAGTCAAAGAAACTTCACTAATTTATGAACGCATCTTAGGTAGGACAGACTCAAACGTTGCTTCCAACATTGCCCGTATGGCCTTAACCTCAGAATTGTTTGAGGTCGAGGTAGGCAAGAGGTTTAGCAATCTTACTAATCTATTTTATGCGCCAACCAAAATTCCAAAGTACATTTCATCAGTAGCAACAGATAAACATTTAGAACGTGTTAGCTGGGGCGACCATGACGGCATTAGAATTAACTACACTGACTCGATGTCTGGGTGGTTAGGGGTTCGGTTTCCACTTACTAAAAGGTTCGTAAAACAAGGCGAGGGTCTTGGCTATCGTATTGAAATCGCAGTAGATAAGGTACCACGGGACGGTAGAGTGTTGATTCAGTTGCTAGACAATACAACAAGTTTGGGAATGTACTATAACTCTCAAATCACACTTACTAAGACTGGTAATCAGGTATTCACAGGTTATTTAGACATTCCAAGAACAGGTGAGCTAAATGAGTATTCAATCAGGTTTACTCTCACGAGTCCAGGGAATATTGTTATTCATAAGCCAATGGTTATCGATAAGCGCATAATTCCTGAAAAATTTGTAGATAGCACTGACTATAACAATGAGTATAATCGTGTGACTATGTCATTGCTAAAAGATAGCTTTGCTATCAAGGCTTTGAATAGTGCAGGAGATATCATCGCAGGTATTAACGTAGGCGCTAACGGGAACAACCGCATTATTGGTAAGGCTACGCATATAACAGGCGAGACCTTAATTGACAATGCGGTCATCAAGTCAGCAATGATTGATAAACTCAAAACCGCCAATTTTGAAGCTGGTTCAGTCACTACTACTATTCTAGGGGCCAACTCTGTCACAGCTGACAAGGTACTTATGGACCAAGCTATGGCTCGAAGATTTGTATCGAGCGATATATTCACAGATAGCCTTGCCGCTAAAACTGCATTTATCAATAAATTACGATCAGTTGTTGTCACTGCAACCTTGCTTGAAGGTTTTAAAGGGCGCATCGGTGGCTTCCAAATTGGTACACATGAAAAAGACCCATCTGTGTACTGGTTAACTGGTACTAACCAATTCGATGTTGGGATGAGTAATGGTAGCTCTGCTTGGGGCCAAACAGCCCTTTGGGTCAACTGGGGTAATGATTGGAATAAACCAGGGAATTCTGCTTGGTATGTGAAGCGAACTGGAGAAATGTACTGTAAAAATACTGCTCATTTTTGGAATACCCCTGTTGTTCATGGGAATTTGCGAGTAGGTGGCAATATCTACTATATTAATGACAATGATAAAACAGGTGGATATTGGATGTATTCTCCAGCTTTTAAAAAAATCAATAAAGATAAAGGTTATCTCTATTTTTATGATTTTAACGAAAAACCAACAGATTGGATACCTCTAAATAAAGAAATATCAGACCGTCGTTTTAAAAATAACATTAAAGACAGTCAAGTATCTGCTTTGGAAGTTATTAACTGTTTGAAAACATACAGCTATCGCAAAGAATACGATGGTAAAATCGAGGATATTTCTTGCGGTATCATGGCTCAAGATGTTCAAAAATATGTACCAGAAGCATTTTTGGAAAATCCAGACGGTGCTTATTCATATCGCACATTCGAACTTGTACCTTATCTCATTAAGGCTATTCAAGAACTCAATCAGAAATTGGAGAAAGTAAATGAATGAAGAAATTAATCAACTAATCATTCAAAATTTAAGTAATGATGTCGGACTGAAGGCAAGTGATTCAGCAACTTATAAGGCACTGTACGAAATCACACAAAAACAACTCAATGAAATTTTAAATCTTATTGAGTCAAATGAAGAGTTAAAAGCTCTATTTGACAAAGTAGCAGATGAATTAGATAAACCAAAGGAAGAAGGATAATATATGGGATTTAAAGTAGTTAATAAATATCTTCAGGATAGCAACCGTACATTTGTAGCAATCCGTCAAGAAGCGCCTTATACAGCATTCGACCGCATCTTAATCGGTGACCGTGTGAACGAGTCGGACGAGGTCCTTATCGAGGCAGTTCTTGGTCAGGTAGCTACTGAACTAAACCCAGCAGAAGGTGTGAAGAAACTACAAGAAGACTTGCACACACAAGCGCAAGAATATGAAGTTAAGCTCGCTGAGAAAGATGCTAAAATTGCAGAAGTCAAGGCAGTAGCTGATTGGGCAGTACTGGTTCGAGTAACCGACGTAGACAATCCGATGGATCCTACATTGTTTAAGCGTGGACTTGAATTGGTTGATTTAGGTCAGACTGGTAAGACGTATAAACCACAAGAAATCTTTGTGCTTGAGAACCATGGGCATATTGAGAAGTTCCAAGAAGGCAAACGTGTCATGGTTCAAGTGAATGAAGAATTCACCTATCAGGGGCAAACATTGGAAGAACTAAAAGACCTTGAGAAAAATGGCAAGCTAGGAATCTGGAAATGGGAGCCACCTAAAGCACCAAAGGAAAGCAACGAGCTTGAAACCAAGCCTGTTGCACGATAAAAGGGGGGTAGTTATGTCATGGTCAGAAGCGTTTGAGAAATTAATACACGCTATCACACAACTAGCACCCACAATCGGAGTAGTGGCCACTGGCTGGTTTGGAATGAGAGCTAGTAAGGCTGGAAATCTCAACAAGGAACAATTCAAGGAACTTAAAAGCGAATTGAATACTATTCATGTTATCGGAGAAGATAATCAAAAACATATTATTGAGATTAACAATAAACTAGCAGTTCACGATGAAGCGCATTTAGCTACAATGTATCTACGTTTAGAAAGGGACATCACAACCGCTCTTAAGCGTGGATATACCACAGTTCATGAGTCTGATATTATTCATAAAATGCACTCTAGCTATAAGAAGCTAGGCGGTAATGGGCGAATTGATGCCTTGTTTAACAAATACTTAAACTTAGAAATTTCGGAGGAACACACAAATGGAACAAATTAATGAAATTTTACTTAATGGAGCAATCAGCATCCTTGTCATTTTAGTAGGTATCGCAGTTAAGGCTGTCAAAGAATACCTGGTTCAAAAAGGCGGAGAAAAGACAATCAAGATTGTTGAGATCCTTGCTAAGAATGCGGTCAACGCAGTTGAGCAAGTATCTTCAGAAACGGGTTATAAAGGCGAGGAGAAGTTAGAACAGGCACGTATTAAGATTCGTGCTGAGCTTAGTAAGTACAATATCAACATGACTGACAGTGACCTCGATACATTCGTTGAGTCAGCAGTTAAGCAAATGAATGATGCTTGGAAAGGAGAGTAAAAATGGTAGTAAATATTGAGACAGCTATCGCTTGGATGCGAGCTAAGCAGGGCAATGTGACTTATAGCATGGATCATCGTGATGGACCTTATTCATATGATTGTTCATCATCTGTATATTATGCATTGAGAGAAGCTGGAGCAGTTTCAGCAGGTTGGGCTGTGAACACTGAATACCAGCATGACTGGTTGCTGAAAAATGGATATACTCTTATTACTGAGAACCAACCTTGGGATGCCAAGCGTGGAGATATCTTTATTTGGGGTCGTCGTGGGTACTCTAGTGGGGCAGGCGGCCATACAGGTATGTTTGTAGACAGTGATAATATTATTCACTGCAACTATGCTCGTAACGGTATTACTGTTAACGATCACGACGACATTTGGTATTCTGCAGGTCAACCTTACTTTTACGCTTACCGTTTGACAAATCCAAACGCTCAAGCCGAGGAAGTAAAGACTGGCTGGCAAAATAACGATAAAGGCTACTGGTACGTACGTTCTAATGGCTCTTATCCTAAAGACAAGTTTGAAAAAATTGACGGAACTTGGTATTATTTTGATGAAAGTGGTTATATGCTTTCTGACAAGTGGAAAAAACGTCCTGACGGAACTTGGTACTATTTTGACAAGTCAGGCGAAATGGCTTCAGACTGGAAAAAAATAAATGGAAAATGGTACTATTTCAACCGTGACGGTGCAATGGCCACTGGCTGGATTAAATACTACGACAACTGGTACTACTGTGATTCGGTCAACGGTGACATGAAATCAGATACTTTCATTAAGTACAATGATGGCTGGTACTTACTCTTGCCTGACGGTCGTTTGGATGAAAAACCAGCATTCACGGTTGAACCTGATGGTTTAATTACTATCACAGATAAATAGCTAAAATAAAAAAATTCAAATAGAAAGAACAAATTAATTATACACACATAAACCGCTAGCTTATGCTGGCGGTTTTTTTGTTTGTTCAAAATAAAAAAGCAGTGACTGAAATCACTGCTTGTCTTTTAATTTATGGGCGTAATCAG